TTATAAAGAAAACAGAAAGTTACGCCACGAATGATGTTGGATAATATTGAGCTTTTGAGTTCTGGGGGGACAGAAAGGGGGCAAATGTCCCAGCGGGTTGAGCGATATTGCCTCTTGCAAATGACTGGGAGCAAAGTGTGCGTAACGCATAGTCATCTTGATATCGGTATGCCCCAGAATATCTTTGAGCACCAGTATGTTTCCACCGTTCATCATAAAGTGGCTGGCAAACGTATGTCGAAGAACATGAGAAAGCTGACCATCCGGCAGGTTCAGTTCAGCCCGTTCTACGGCTTTGCGAAATGCGGAATAACAGGATGTAAAGTAACGACCAGGCTTTTCCGGTCTGGGTAGTGAGTCATAGAACGCTTGACTGATCGGAACGGTGCGATTCCTGTTGCCCTTCGTTTTGAAAAAGCTGACTTTGAGATTTTTAATTTGTTTCGTCGTTACAGACTCAGCTTCGTCCCAACGTGCACCGGTTACCAGACATAAGCATGCCACCCAGTAAGTGCTGTCATTCCTGCTTTTCAGACATTCGTCTAACAGGCGGGTGATCTCTTCATGCTCAAGGTAGGCCAGCTCGGCCTCCTCAGATTTGAAGGGGCGCACATTGGACAGTGGATTATCAAGCTTCCAGTGACCTAACCGCTTCAGTTCGTTAAAGACTGCACGGAAGTATGCCAGCTCAAGATTCATGGTTCTGGGCGAAACTTGTTTTACTCGGGATGTGCGGGATATCTCGCCAGACAGACGTTTGCTGCGATAAAGGGAAAACATAGTGGCATTAAATTCATGGGCGAGGGGTTCTCCCATGCTTTCACACGCAAATTCCATAGCACTTTTGCGCTTTTCGCCATCATCCAGCGTCACCCCATGCTCATCAAACCATTTACTGACGAGATCCCGAAGTTTGCGGCGATCTTCTTTCCCATCAAGCCAGGGCTTTACATGGATATTTTCCATGATGTGGTTTTGATATGCGAGAGCCTCGCCTTTAGTAGAGAAGGCTCTGCGAATGCGCTTTGCTGGCTTACCCTTTGGCTTCCCTTCTGGATAAAAATCCAGCATCCACTTACCATCTGGCTGTTTTTTTATACTCACGTTAATCAAACTTTTTATTAAAATTGATTTTTATTCTTTCGTGAATATCTCTTAACTCTGGCAAGGTGCTTCCAATTTTAGCTGGAGAATATTTTCTATCATCCGTGCAGGCTTGCCTAAGTTCCGCCATTAAATTATCAACAGGTTTTTGGTTCGGGTCTAATTTTATTATGGATGCGCTAATGAATCTGATGTTCTGAACCATATTGATTAATTTATGATAAGAAACCGTTTTTTCATGATCTTCATGCTCTTTGGTAACTAACAGGAGCATTTCATTATATATTTCATCAAGACCCTTGTATAAAGAGTCGATTAATCTATTTAGCTCACTGTTGGAAGCATGGCGAGAGGTATTTCTGCTCGCCAAATGTGAGGAAATTACCCAGCCTGTAATTGTTGCTAACAGTGACAGAAAGGGAATGATCTTTAAAACATCAAAAGTTGTTTCCTCGCTCATTATTTTCTTCTCATTAATGCTTCATCAATATACTTTTTAACCTCTGTAACAATTGATGGATCATCGTTACATTTAAGGTTGTTTTTCAAGCTGAGCATTTTTTCTTCAGAAACACCTTTTCTGACAAGCCCGCCAAAAGATTCTTCTAAGAAAGATGAGCCATATCCATATACATCGTCAAAGTCTACTAAAACATCCCCTTCTTGGAGCGCAGGCAGCAGAACTGTATCGCGGAACTCTTCACCACTAAAATCTCCCAACTTGATATAACGCGGGCCCGGATACTTTGAAAAGTTCTTAACATGTATGATTTTCATATATTTTTTCCTTGTGGAGGTAACTCAATACTACACTCGACGATGGTTCCATTGATTGATAGTTTGTGATCGAACCATGTCTCAGGGTTTGCCTTCCCTCTGTTAGTGTAGGAGTAGGATCCTTTATTTGAATAAATCGAAAGTTTGGCATTGGGAATTTTCTCAATAACCGACTGTAAATCCGGCCCGCCCTTACCACGATAATCTAGTTTAGTCGCTGATTTTTTCAACTGCAATGATGCTCTTATAAAATCAGAATCAGTTGATAATGCATGACCAATCATCTCGGTTATGTTGGTAAAAAAGGTTTTGCTCTGCGTTTTAGGTAAAGTTTTTGAAATCCCTAGCCCCAAATCGCAAACCAATGCAATAAGTTTATTGTTTAATATCGTAGCAAAACACCACCATTTAATTTCAGGCTGAGCTTTACTATAAAGATCTGATCTATAAGCATGCTCTACTGAGTTGGACATTGCTTCAACTAGTGGCCTATAAAGTGCCTGATGATTCTGGCCTGTGCTTAACGTTATTTTTTCCAGTAACTCGCCTATTTTGGATCCGACTACCTGCGAGCCTCTTGTTGCTTCCCAGCAATCAACCATAGGCAATTGACGCATTTCACGTTTATCTTTACCCAGAGCTGTATAAATACCAATCCAATTCATAACGCTATCGACTACAGGATAACGATTATTATCATTTTGGTTTAGTCGAGTAGCCGGTGGTCGAGTCACTCGATATTTGATGAATGGAGATTCGGAGCGTATGCGTTCCAGATTAGCTAAAAACCATAAGCCACCGGAAGATGTAATAACGCGGGTTTCGCGGAAGCATAAATGAACCTGAGCTACTTTTTGTGCCGTACCTCTCCTTGCCTGAGTTTTTATGCTGTCTACAAACTGTACCATCAAATCATGGTTTTGTATTTTAGAAAGATCTAAAACCACAGGAGCAATTATTTTATTAACTACAGGCGTATACTTACTACCATTTCGAGATCTTTTCTCGGAACTATTTTTATTAAAAGATGAAATGGCTTTTCTAAGTCCTCTTTTTTCCGCAGCACGGAGTATTGCTGGACTATTCCTTTTTTCAAGTAGCTTCATGTTTTAATCCCTTATGGAAAGGTTATAATGGCAATGACTTTTCCTAAAACATTAATTTCATCAATATCACAATCAAAAGCCATCCCAACACCACTTACTCGAACTTTTCTAATTGGTATGCGTGTTAAGGTTCGAATGCTTATTTTCCCTTCGATATTAACTAACCACTCACCATCGAAAACTTCAGAAAAGTTCTGTTCAAGAATGTATTGTGCTTTCTCATCTAGAACGCATACGGGATCGGACGGTAATGGGAAACCAGCCCGGAAAAAAACTTTGTCGAACATGACGTAACCGGAATCATACAACTGCCCATCAACCAACTTTTTGCTTTGAAATTTGATGATGTCTAATTGCACATCATCAAATTTATTGCCTTGACCCGTTGCTAACCATTCAAGTGAAACTCCAGTTTCAGCGCAGCATTGTACGACCATATCTGCTGGGAAGTTGTCACGGCGGTACCTGCCTGAAAGACTGCTTGAGGCCATATCAAAATGGTCTGCCAGAGCTAATTTAGAACCGAACCCATATGCCTCTATGATGCGATCCAAAACCTCAGCGCTGTTCCCGCATTGTGCAAAAGGAAACTTTGACATGTTTTAATCTCTCGCTTTTTGCAACATACCTGTTGCAAAGTTCTTTTTTACGAGATAGCATCCATCCCGTTGTAGCTTTTTACGAATAATGTTGAATGTTGCTGCATTCAACCGAATACGGGAGTTTGCCTCATGCGTCCTAACATTACAATCACCATACCCACGCCTTACCTACCTCTAGACGAATACTGCCGTCTCACAGGTACTGCAATCAGCACCGCAAGAGACATGATTCGCGATGGCCGTCTACCTATCCGTGGGAAAGGTGACAAGCCGCGTGGCCGGGTTGAAGTCAATATGGCGGCATTGACAGTAGAAGCATTAAGCGAATGCCATTTCTCGCTTAATGCGTAATCCAGGCTACCAATTAGGAATCCGCGAATCATGTACGATTACAAGGTATCCATACACAATCACCTTGATAGCGCCTGCCGGGCTTTCGCTCAGTCCCATAACCTCGAACAGTTGGCTAAATCGGTAGGGATGCGCCCGGCAACCTTGCGTTGCAAGCTGAACCCAGAACAGCCGCACCAGTTGACCATTATCGAACTTATTGCCATCACAGATGCGACAGAAGACCCACGCATTCTTGATGGCATGTTGCGCCAGCTGCACTGTCAGCCCTCCGTCCCGGTTAACAACGCCACTATGGGGAACATGCAATTTTGCGCGCTCACCGCTGCTGCCAGCGTGGGCGCAATTGCCGGGGAAGCGGTTTCCACAGAACAGATGACCCAGGCGCGCCGAAACCAGATTCTTGATCGCGCCAGTGATGCCATTCGCAGCCTCTCCCTGATCGTCTATTCCGTTGAGGCTCGTTTTCAGTCTGCCCCTGTCTTTGCTGCTGCCGTGGATATCGTCACGACAAACGCAACAGGGTTGATGTGAGGGATGGCAATGAAAGCTTTTGTTACGTACCTGAAAGAACAATCACCGGCCATGCAGCTGTCCAGCGGGACTACTGGCTGGATTGAGTTACCAAACGGTCAGCGCTGGAACCCTGGACACCAGTACAAATTCAATGGCCACTTGCCTCGTCGTCCGTGGTGGCAGCGTTTTAGCCACCATCTGACTGGGGGAAGTTATGGCCATTAATACCGAGCAGCAAAAACGCGGGCTGGAGCAGTTGAGAAATATCCGCCGCAAATATTTCAGTAGCAGTAGCGAGGCTGCTGATTGGTGGGACAAGCTGAACCCGGAATGGCGCGGGGTTGTTTTGCATGCGGCTGCAGTCGCTTCCGGTTTGGACGTTTTTAAAGCCCATTTGTGTAAGTGCAGCTGGCGGGAATTATTCGAACGCCTGGACTATCGGGCAATGATCCAGCTGCGCCAGGGTATTTCCAGAGCGCGCATGACGTTTGAAGGTTTCGGTAGTTTGCGTGACAGCGATTTTTCATCACGAACAGCAAGCCGGCCAATCAAAAAAGCCCGTCCTGTCAGCAGTGGAAATGGGGTTCAGATGATTATCGCACCACACATCGTTCAGAAGATGCAGCAGCAGGGGAATCACTAATGCCAGTAATTTCAGTAGATAGCGGGACTTTTAACAAGGAGCTGAATGCCTGGGGCGTTCCGCATAATTACACCCAGCTTTTTTTGGCTAAAAGCGTTGTTAAACATGGCCGCGTCGCATTACATCCGTTCTTCTTTAACGACACTGAGCACTTGACCATCCAGCGTCACTGGCTCGCGATCAATGCCGCGTTCTGGTGCAGTGTTTACCGTGAAGCCGAAAGCCAATACGCCCAGGTGGAGGCGTTAGCCAGTATCCGATCAGTTTTTTACATGGCGGGTGCTTTGGGGGTTGGTGAAATTAAGGCGCTAATCCAGGAATGGTGGCGCAACACCTACGAGCTGCATCAGATTCCTGCGCCGAGCTATTCAGCCGCGCCCGTTACCGTTTCTTACCACTAAATAAACCTCTGAATTTTTGGCCACCTTATCAGTGGCCGGGGATTCTTTTGCCTTAAGGAAACCAAAATGCAAATGACACGTAATGATGTACTCGTAGCGAAGAGCGGTTCTGATCTGCTTTCCATGCTGGCAAGAGCTACGAAGGAAGGTAAAGCCGCCGCTGCTGATCTGTGTTCTACACGTCTGGATAAGCTGGCCACCCACGCCGCCAATGAAGGTTTAAGCGCTGCAGATATTGTTGAGTTGATGCGTGAAGAGGCCGCAGCCATTTGCAGCAAAGGCGGTGCGGCATGGCAATGAAAACTCCGCTGAAATGGGTGGGCAGTAAAGTCCGCCTTATGCCGCAGCTGCTTCCCCATCTGTCAGAAGGTAAACGCCTGGTTGAACCCTTCGCCGGTTCGTGCGCCGTCATGATGAACACGAACTATGACGAATATCTGATCGCTGATGTGAACCCGGATTTGGTCAACCTGTACAAAGTCATGACCTACCACACCGACGCTTTTCTCAATGAGCTGGAGATCCTGTTTTCTGCCGGGGCGCAGGGGGAAACAGAGAGTCGCGCGGTTTATTTCTATGCGGTTCGTGACGCGTTCAACGTGTCAGGAAGGGCTTTTGGTGATGAGAGTGTGGAAGCTGCAGCGCGTTTCATGTACCTGAACCGTCACTGCTTCAATGGCCTGTGTCGTTACAATCGCCGCGGTCAGTTCAACGTGCCGTTTGGTAAGTACAAAAAGCCCTATTTCCCTGCTGATGAAGTGCGTGCGTTCGCTGAAAAGGCAAAGCGTGCAACGTTCATTGCCGCTCACTATGCCGAAACGCTGGATTTGGTGCGTGATGGTGATGTGGTCTATTGCGATCCTCCATACCTGACAGAGGCGGGGAATTTCACCGCTTACACTGAGGGCGGTTTTTCTCATATGGATCAGGGTAGGCTGGCGCGCAAGCTGCGTCGCCTGGCGCGGAAGGGTATCAGTGTCGTGGCATCCAACAGCGATGTGAATACTGTGCATTATCTCTATGCCGGTTTTGAGGTTGTCCGCCTTAATGCCCCTCGCAGTGTTGGTGCAGCAGCTGCAAGCCAGAAAGTCGCGCCAGAGTTGGTCCTTAAGTCTCCGCTTGATTCTATTGCGAAGGCTTGCGCATGACGCTGGCAGTTAATGGGCAACACCACGCCGTCGATGCCTGGCGGCGTGAAACCTTTGCACCGGGCACGCCAGCGGATGCGACGATAACTGAGCGTCGCCTGTGGGCTGTTAACCCTCATGATTACGATTTCCGGTCACAATACCTTCACGAAATACCCGACTGGCTGGCCGGGTATTTTGGCAACCGCTACGAAAAAATCTTTAATGGAAAAGACGGCCGTCGCCGTGCCAATGCGTTTCTGCGCCGTACTATCGGCCAGAACGTATTGCCACGCCTGCGGAAAGTTACAGCCAGGTACGCACTGGCCGGTGATGCTCTCGATCTCCCCTTTGGTAAATCACTGTCACGTCTGCCATCCCTTGACCGCCCGGAGCTGAAAAAGCTGGCCGGGCGTGTTTCTTCCTGGTTGTCTCAGGCGTTCTGCGACTTTAGCGAAACGCTCGACGCTGCCACAAAGGATGATGCTGAGGTTGCGCGGCGAATTGGCCGGGCGTTCGTTCACTTGGGTGAGCTGGTACAGACCATCAATTTCACCGCCCCTTACTGGGGTTCTTTCAAGGCGGATAAGCTGACGGAGCGTCAGGCCTATTCCGGCATCCTTCGAATGATGGCACCAGAGTGGTGGTATCTGCGCCTCAAGCGCGCCCGTGATCTACAGCGCGAACATCTGGCCATTGCTGTAGGGCAGGTACAGAAAACGGCAAGTGCGTATGTTTCACGCAAAACCCTGGGCGAATGGATAGACCAGAAAAAGCGTAATACAGAGTTCTTCAAAAAGTTCGACCTGATCAACGAGGACGGGGATCGTGTTTCGCTCGCTGACATGGTTTACGGCAGCGTGGCCAATCCGGCCATTCGTCGCTGTGAGCTGATGGTGCGGATGCGAGGCTTCGAAGATATCGCTAATGAGCAAGGTTTGGCCGGGGAGTTTTACACCATCACCGCGCCGTCCCGTTATCATGCCGTACATAGCAAGGGTGGTTTTGTTGGTCAGTGGAACGGCTGTAATCCGCAGGATACCCAGCGATATTTATGTGGTGTCTGGGCAAAATGCCGGGCAGCTATCTCCCGCGCCGGTATTCACGTTTTTGGTTTCAGGGTGGTAGAGCCTCACCATGATGGTACACCTCACTGGCACATGCTGCTGTTTATGCGCCCGCAGGACGTTGACGCGGTGCGCGATATTCTTTGCTATCACGCCCGTGCATCTGACTCCGAAGAGCTGCAATCACTCAACGCGCTAAAGGCGCGTTTTCACGTTGAGCCTATCGATCCAGAGAAAGGCAGCGCCACGGGCTACATCGCCAAATACATCAGCAAAAACATCGACGGTTTTGCGCTGGATGGCGAGCAGGACGAGGAAACAGGGGAGAGCCTGCGTGATATGGCTAAATCCGTTTCTGCGTGGGCGTCCCGCTGGCGTATTCGTCAGTTCCAACAAATTGGTGGTGCCCCGGTGACTGTATGGCGTGAACTGCGCCGCCTGGGTGATCAGCGCCTGACTGACAGCCGGATGGATGCCGTACTCGCTGCCGCTGATGTGGGGGACTGGGCTGCGTATACCCAGTTGCAGGGTGGTGCGCTGATTGCTCGTCGTGATCTGGTTGTTCGCCTGGCATATGAAATCACCGAGCAGGGCAACGAGTACGGGGAGGATGTGCAGCGCGTTCAGGGTATCTATTCGCCTTTGATCCCTGAGTCTGAGGTTTGCACGCGTCTGATAAAGTGGCAGAAGGTTGCGAAGTTGGCCGAAGCGAAAGCGGAGGCTGGTTTTTCTGGCGGCAGCGCCGCCCCTTGGAGTTCTGTCAATAACTGTACGGAGGGTGGAGCCCGGAGGCGATTAAAGCTGGAACTGAATCAGCGTGGTTTTGCTGGAAGTGATGAGGAGGTGGATATTCTTCTGCGCGGTAGTGGGTTAATTTTTGGCGCTACAGCACTGATTTACCGACATGGAAGGTTGCAAGAGAAGCGAAGAAAGCCAGAGGAAGAGCTGTGGCCAGGTTGGGGTTAGAAGTTGTAAGTCGTTGGTTAATAAAATTTAACTTTACAGCGTGCCTAAAATTTTATTCACAAAAGATGCTTTAGAGTGTACTGTATGTTTATACAGTTATTTCTACAGGGGTAAGCTGATGGAGCTGGTAGAAGTTGCAGCACGTGCCGAATTTATAGAGTTATTAACGAAGGTTGCATTGATTGAGAATGTGACTCGTCGGGAACAGCAAATTGCGTTGGTGTTGATCGGTGAATGGGCTGGAGAAATTAGCAAAGAAATAAAAAAGCCCCTCGTCGGGGGCTCAGTTGGAAGCGGTTTTCAGTAGGTCCAGTGTCATTTGCTTTTGCTGTGGTGACAGTTTGCTGATTAGCTGCTGTAACATAGCATCACCCGATTTTGCGCTTGGGCTGAGCGTATGGGAGAACGTCAGGTTCATCACAAAAGTGTGGCCACACTCCACATCAGCGCAAGCGCAATAAATATCAGCAATCTCCCTGTGCTTTCTGTTCGTTTTTTTGATTATTGCTTTAGAACCGCAGTCGGGGCATTCAATTTTCAATACTCGCACTTTCCATGCTCCAAACGATTTCGGATGCCTGGATTTTAAACTGTTTTTCCTCATGCCGCACCGTTTCCCGTTCCGTTAGCAAAATTAAGCCGCAAATTTAGCGGGATTTCCTTGTCACTGTTGATCGCCTCCATAAATCGACGCTGCAGCGGGATAACCTCACTGCGTTTGTAAATCAGTTCGGCCTTTTCCGGGTCGCCCAGCCCTCCGGCGTTCTGCGCGATCTGCCCGGCCAGCCCGGCTGGGAAACGGTGGGCGTTGAGAATGTCCTGGGCGCTGATGTTCTTCACGCTGGCAAACTCATCCTTAGCTGAAATATCCCCCATCTGGATGAACTGCACGCCCTCTTTATCACCGCCTGGAATGTTCACCAGGATGGTTGAGAAGTTCCCGATCCCTTTGCTGTCACGCAGTTGCCGCTCAATCTCTTCTTCCACCTCATCGGTCATGCTCGGGTCACGGGTATAGAGAATGCCGCCCGTGTGTGCGCCGTTGTGGTAGTAGCGGCGGCGGAAGATAACCGCTTCGCTGTTGAGGAGTGCGGAGTGAATGCCGCCGATGTAGTCCGGCAGACCGTAAATGTGCTGCTGCGGATCGTACATCCGCATAAAAATGACGTCCTCCGGCTGATAAATCAGCGGTTCGCCCTGCTGCAGTACAGCAAATTCCCCTGTTTTGCGGCGACGGGTGTACAGACCGGGCATCGGGGCGATGGATTCAACTTCGCCCCAGCCATTGCGGATTTTCACAAAGCCCACATCGCCAAACGTGATGAAATCAAACACGGCAGCTTCCATTTCGTCGCGGCTAAGCCCGCCGCCCTGATAGTCGCTCATCACCAGATTTTTGCGGGCATGGATGATGCCGCCGTGCTGGCCATTCAGGTTAATCAGCTGCGCCAGCGCCAGGCGGTCAATGGGAAGCGTGTAATGGTTCGCCTCGTTGTCGTACCACACGTCGCTGTAGTCCGTGCCGGTAGTCAGAACCGGTTCCGGCTTGCCGAAGCGCAGAACGCTCATTTTTTTGGTGGGCTGCGGTGTGCTTTTGTCGCGTTGCCCGGCATATTTTTTCTTTCTGGTCATGCTGCTTTCTTGAGCCCCCATTTGGATTTTGGCTTGTTCTCATAGTTGAGCGGTTCGTTATGCAGGGCGTGAGTGATCGCCCAGAACGCTTCGGCGTGTCCGGTTTCCTGCGTGCGGTCTGCGACAAAGGTCATGGCATTGCCGCTCTGCGTACTGGTGCGGCGAATGGCCATAAAGCTGGCCGGGATCTCTTTCTGGTCTTTGTCCCACTCAATACGGCTGCTCTCCACCACGTCGCAGGCTTTGAGTACCAGCTGGTCTTTGGTGTTGCGGTCATAGCGAATCGGTTTGGCCACGCGGAGGGCGAAGTGCTGGATATTCTCAAACACCCCCTGACCTATCCCGGTAACGTCCACGCCGATATAGGTGAAGTTGTACTGCTGGAACAGCTTCTCGATCTGCTTGGCCTGCCAGCGGAAGTTCATCCCTTTCCAGCTGAACACCCGCAGCACGCGGTATTTCTCCGGTGCCAGAATGGGTGGGGCAACAATGACGAAACACGACAGGTCGCCGCTGCGCGCCGGGTCGAATCCGCCCCATACCGGGCGATCACCAAATGGCCGAGCGGCGTCCGGGTTGTGATCCTGCCAGGTGTCCGTTTCCACGGCGCAGGCTTCCAGGTCGGAGAACCTGAAAACGCTGTCTTTGCTGTCAACGAATACGCACATATAGAGCATGCTGAACGTGGTTTCGTTGTACCGGTTGCGCAGGCGGTCAATGCTGGCCAGGTTAAACCCGCCGTTAATCGCATCTTCCAGCGTGATGACGTAGCGCCACTGGCCATCCGGGCAGTTGCGGCCACCGTCGCGCAGTTCGTCGAAGGTCGGGAACGGAACATGGGCGCGTTTCTTGCTGCCCTGTTTCCACTCTTCGCCCGTCCAGAACGGGTAAGCCTGGTGCGTTTTGGCAGATGGCGTGGAAAAGTAGGTGGTGCGCCATTTGTCGTGGGTGGCCATCGCGGAGGCGACTTCGTTCAGCTTCGCAAAGTTCGGCACCCAGAAATATTCATCGCAGTACAGGTGACCGCTGTAGGACTGCGCGGTGTTTTTATTGGTGGATAGGAAGCGCAGCTCTGCGCCGTTGCTCAGGCGGATCGGGTTGCCCGTCAGGGTGATGCCAAAATACTGCTGCGCAATGTTGACGATATAGCTGCGGAACACCTCGGCCTGCGGGCGTGACGCTGACAGGAAGATTTGCGGATCGCCCGTCATAACGGCATTTTCAAACGCCTCATAGGCGAAATACCAGGTCGCCCCGATCTGGCGGCTTTTAAGGATATTGCGGATTTGCTGGGCGATATTCAGGCGCAAATGCTTCTGATACCCGAACAGGTTTTCTTCTGCAAACGCGTCGAAATCTTCCTGCGTCAGCCCCGAAATATCATTCTTACGGTACTGGCGCTTTTTCCGTGGCTGATCGTCGTCCTCATCGCCGCCGCCCTGGTCGCGGCGTTTACCCTGGCTTTCTGCCAGCTTCTCTTTGTGCTTATTACTCTGGGCGCGCAGCTTCGTGGCGTGAGCAATCAGCATGTCCATTTCTTTGAGTTCGAGATCGGTCTTTTCGTTTCGTCCGGCAAGCAGCTGGTAACGGCGCTCAATCGCTTCCTCGGTGCTTTCATGGCTCAGCAGGTCAGCCCATTGGTATTTCTCCGCCCAGTAGTAAATGATCCGCGCATTCGGCAGATTTAAATCAGCAGCAATTTCTTTTGGTGTGGCACGGCGCAGATAAAGTGCGCGGGCAACGCCTTTTAATTCTTCGGAGTATTTAGCCATAGATTTAATTATGCCGTGGCTGATTATAAAAAACGGCGGGTTTAATTCGCAGGTGTTCGTTTATTACCGTTTATCCGAACTGACCAGAATTAATGATGATGATGCCCGGTTATTTATTCGTAATAATCATCTGGCAATTACGGCGAGGCGAGGGGATATGTCCCATTTAAAAACTGACTGGCTGTGTATTGCCACCGAAGGGGATACGGTCGATGAGCGGCAGATTTATCGCGAGTGGATCATTGATATGGGGGAAACCTATAACGCTGAACATTACGGCGCAATGATTTGGCCGGAGCATTCACGGGATTGGGGAAATTGTGGCGAAGTTGCAGCGGCCATGTGGCAGGAAGGAGAGGACGGACTTGCCCGGTTATACGCAAAGCTCACCCCCAATCTGAACCTGATTCATGCGAACCGCGAAGGCCAGATGGTTTATTTCTCCATTGAACCGGAAGAGAACTGGCGCGGCAGCGGCCGGACGTATCTCAAGGGGCTGGCGGTGACTGACCGCCCGGCAAGTGTTGGCACTACACGTCTGCGTTTTTCAGAAAAACGCAAGTTAACGAAGCAGGGATATTACGCGTGCGCAATGTCCTCTGATGGAAAAATTACGCAGGAAAAGAAAATGAAAACTCCGTGGCAAAAGCTGTTCAATATTGAACCTAAGAAAAAATTTGAAGAAGTGCCGGGCGACGATCCGACCAGTGACGACAAATTACAGGCTCTGGCAGAGGCGCTTAATGGTATTGAAGAGCGCCTGGCAAAAGTAGAAGAGCAAATTACAGCGGCGCAGGGCGATATTGAAACTATTGCGGAAGTGGTCGATACCGAAGAATTTGCCAGCCTGCGCGATAGTCTGCCGACCATTCTGGCAAATTTCAGCAAGCTGGATAAAAAAGTGACCACAATGCCGCAGCGTCAGTTCGGCGATAAAAATAAAGGTAAAGGATTCAAGTTCCTTTAATCGCTTTAAATAAACCTTTTCATTATTAATCGCGTCAACGCGGGGAATATCTATGTATTTAAATGAACGTGCGCGCCAGTTGATGAATGCGTTTTGCGCGGGCATGGCGAAGGATTACGGCGTTGCTGATACCGAACGTTATTTCGCCATGACAGACCCGAAAGAAACGGCATTGCGCCTGGCTCTGCTGGAATCTGTTGAGCTTCTCAACATGATTACCTGCCTGGACGTGGATCAGCTTTCCGGCCAGGTGATTAACGTAGGTGCATCCGGTCTGTATACCGGGCGCAGTGAGTCCGGGCGCTTTACCCGCCGTGTGGGTGTGGACGGTAACGACTACAAGCTGGTTGAAACCGACTCCTGTGCGGCGTTGCGCTGGGATCTGCTTTCCGTCTGGGCTAACTCCGGTAAAACCGAAGATGAGTTTTTCCAGCTGGTACAGACCTTCTCTAACCAGGCGTTTGCGCTGGATATGCTGCGTATTGGCTTTAACGGTAAAAGCGTCGAAAAAACCACGAATTACGAAGAAAACCCTAACGGTGAGGACGTAAACAAAGGCTGGCACGCCATCATGAAAGAGTGGGATAGCGGTAAGCAAATCATCACCGATCCGGTCACGCTGGATGAGCAGGGTGATTACCGTTCCCTGGATGCGATGGCGTCTGACCTCATCAATACCAAAATCCCGCAGCAGTTCCGTACTGATCCGCGCCTGGTGGTGTTGGCTGGCGCTGACCTGGTGGCGGCTGAGCAGTTCCGCCTGTACCAGGGCGCTGACAAGCCAACGGAAAAAATCGCCGCGCAGATGCTGGGTAACACTATCGCCGGGCGTCCTGCAATGGTGCCACCGTTCATGCCGGGTAAACGTATGGTCGTGACCATGCTGCCAAACCTGCATATCTACACCCAGCGCAATACGCGCCAGCGTAAAGCTGAGTTCGTGGATGACCGTAAGCAGTACGAAAACAAGTATCTGCGCAACGAAGGCTACGCCGTCGAAGTGCCGGAGCTGTACGCCGCCATTGACGAAAACGCCGTGACCATCGGTGAGCTGGCCGAGCCTTCGGAGGGCTGATAAATGGCACTGTCACCTGCGCAACGTCACAACCAGAAGATTGCCGTACAAAAGCAGCTGGAGCGCCGTCAGGCCGTCGAAAGCCTCGACAGTCTGCATGTGCAAATCCAGGCGCTGAATCAGGATGTGGCCTGGCTTCGTACCCTGCCGACGATTTCCGACCGGGTTGCGTATAAGCGTGACGTGCTGCTGCCGAAGTGGATGCCGACAGTAACGGCGTATCTGGACAGCGGCAGCGTGTTTGCTCACCCGGTCTTTGCCTGGTGCGTGATCTGGCTCTTTGATGCCGGGGATCTGGATAAGGCGCTTGAGCTGGCAGATGTCGCCATTGCGCAGCAGCAGCCGACGCCGGACAACATCCGCAGCACCTTCCCGGCATTCGTGGCCGATACGGTCATGGCCTGGGCGGAAAGCACGGCGGCAGCGGGGGAAAGTATCGAGCCGTATTTCTCCCGCACCTTTGAGAACGTCACCACGCGCTGGCGTCTGCATGAGGAAATCACGGCGAAGTGGTTCAAGTTCGCCGGGCTGCTGTTGCTGCGTGATGACAGTGGCCAGCCCCGCGCCACGGCAGTGGAGGATGCGGAAACGCTGGAAAAAGCCGCTGTGCTGCTGGCGACGGCGGAGAAACTTTATAAGCGGGTGGGTGTGGGGACGATGCGAAACCAGATTGCGGCGCGCCTGCGCAGCCTGGCAAAAGAACAATAACGACTACCGCAAGCCGGGCGGGCGCGGATGAGGGCAACGCACGATGTGCTTTGTGCCGTGGACTCCGGTCAGCCCGCCTTTTTCGGGGGAGCCATGTTTAGCGGGAATCCGATCTACTACAACGATGAGCCGTTGACCAATAACGGTTTCTGGCCGGATCTGAACCTGAAAGATTTTCAGGCGGCGCGCGCCATACCGCCCGATATGGACGCGGGAACCGTTGGCCAGGCATTACTGGCGGCGGTGACAGAGGTGAATGCGGGGCTGCTCTCTGTAGAAGAAAAGCACCGGGCGGCAGGTTATGCGACAGCGGCCAGCGTGCCGGGTGTCAGCCTCGGCGGAATTAACGGGCTTTGCGCGCAGTACACCAAAGCTGTGTTTGCCCGCGCTAAGGCCGATTTACTGGGTGAGTTCGCCACCATCGGGCGGCGTGACAGCCATCCGGGGCAGGAGAGCGAGGAAACCCGCGCCGGGTTACTGGCGGAGTCCTCCGTCACTATCCGGCTGATTAAAGGGCTGAAACGGGTAACGGTGAGCAAGGTATGAGTGAAACGCAGCTGGAGTCACTGACCGCTTTTTTCCGGGCAAATGTGCCTGAGCGCGCCATGCAGGGCTTTACCAGCCTGATTGATGAAATGCGCATTATTCCGGCCGCAAAAGATTTGGGGCTGGGGCAGTACCGCCAGGCGGTGATTCGCTACAGCGCGCAGCTGGCCTGGGAGCGTTTCCCGTACCGGCTTTGCCCGCCGCAGCTGCTGGTTTCGCTGATGGAAGCCTGGCTGGATGACTACGGCAGCGCCGTGATGGATGAGCTGGGTATCACTGATGCCGAACCGGACTGGGATGTATCCCCGGAGGATGAGGAAACCGCCGTGGTAGTGCTGACCATACCGCTGGTTGAAGAACTGGTGATCCGCCAGGACGAAAACGGCGCTGTCCCGTGGCGAGGTGAACGCTGGTCACTAGTTGACCCGGAGGTGTTGACGGCATTCAGTGCGACGGTATTCAGTACCGATCCCGCTGGCGCACCTGTGGGTGACGCCTGATGTTTGCGGGCGGTGAGCTGAATAAAAAGCAGCTGGCCGAACTGCGGCAGGCGCTGGCCAGCCTGGAACTGCCGCCCAAAAAGCGCCAGCGGTTGCTGTGGCGCCTGGCGAAATACGGACTGATTGCCGCGGCTAAACGCAACGTCCGTAACCAGCAGTCACCGGATGGTCAGCCGTGGCCGGGGCGCAGGACAAAGCGCAGGGGAAAGATGCTGCGCAACATGCCGAAGCTGCTGCACATCCGGGAAATGCCGGAAATCGCCGCCGTTCGGGTGTACCTGCAAGGCGGTGCATACCGCAACGGTGAAATGCCGGTTCCGGCCGGGGTGGTGGGGTACGCGCAGCAGAACGGCATGACGATGCGCATTAACCGCAGCGGCAAGGCGCGGGGGAGTAACAGCGGCAAGATGGCCACGGTGTCGCAGGCCAAAAAACTGCGGTCACTGGGTTATCAGGTGAAGCGGGGCAAGCGGATGGTTAAGCCCACGTACAAGCAGCTGATGGAAACCATGAGCTATGACCAGGCGGGATTGCTGATCCGCAAGCTGCTCGGCAAAACGGTGAAAAACAGCTGGACGATTGATCTGCCCGCCCGTGCCTTCCTCGGCATGAGCGATGAAGAATTTAACAAGGCGCTGGCGCGCCAGCTGCAGGCCATCGGCTTTGGCTGGGACGTGAACGCGCAGGACATAAGGGGTAATTCATGACCTGGCCGTTAGTGGATGTGAACCAGGTAAATCAGTTGCTGGGCGAAGTGACGGAAGTCGAACGCGCGGCGCTGTTTATCGGGAAAGGTACGACCAACACCGGGAAAACTATCGCGGTGAACGCGCAGACGGATTTTGATGCCGTGCTGGGTGACGAAGATTCGCCGCTGAAAAGCGATCTGATCGCAGCCCAGGCCAACGCCGGGCAGAACTGGTGGGCATTTGTTCACGCCCTGCCCGAAGACGCGGCGGAAAAAGACTGGGTGGATGCCGTAATCGCGGCGCAGGTTTCCTGTTCGGTTGAAGGTGTCGTGCTCTGCGATGACGTCAGTGCGAAGGCAACGATCAACGATGCCGCCACGCTGCGCTCAAACCTGATTGCGAAGTTTGGCCGCTGGGTGTGGTTCGCGCTGGCCGTCGAAGGCTTCCAGACAGATGAAGACCAGGCGGAATATCTGGCGCGACTCTCGGCGCTACAGGCAGGCATTGCCGAAAAGGCGGTGCAGCTGGTTCCCCGTATCTGGGGCAACGAGCCGGGCGTGCTGGCCGGGCGGTTGTGTAACCGTGCTGTCACTATTGCCGACAGCCCGGCGCGCGTCAAAACCGGGGCGCTGCTGAGTCTGGGCAGTGACGATCTGCCGAAGGATGGCACGGGCAAAACGATTGAGATTGCGACGCTGCAGGCGCTGGAATCGCAGCGTTTCAGCGTGGCGATGTGGTATCCCGATTACGACGGCATTTACTGGTCTGACGGGCGCACGCTGGACGTTGAGGGAGGCGATTACCAGTCGATTGAGACGGTACGTATTGCTGATAAAGCTGCGCGCCGGGTTCGTCTGCTGGCCATCGGTAAAATCGGGGATCGTTCGCTGAACAGCACGCCGGGCAGTATCGCGGCGCACCAGACGCTTTTTGCGCGCCCGCTTCGGGAAATGTCGAAAGCTGCTGAGATTAACGGGGTGTTGTTCCCAGGCGAAACGAAGCCACCGCAGGACGGGGATGTGCAGATCGTCTGGAAAACGAAAAAGCACGTCGAGATTTACATCGTGGTTCGCACGTATGAAGTGCCGCTGCAAATCACGATCAGCCTGCTGCTTGACCAGAACACGGAGGCCAGCGCATGAGCAAACGTATTTCAGGTATGTCGTTTGACGTCTATGTGGACGGCGATCTGGTACACGTCGAGGCGTGTACCCTGGACATTACCGACAACACGACAGCGGCCACCACGCACGGCGTGCCGGACGGTTACGTTGATGGTGACGTGACGGCAGAGGGTGAGCTTGAGCTGGCAACAAAAGCCGTTGCGGTGCTCAAGGCGCGCGCGCAGCAGAACGGATCATGGCGCGGTATCCCGCCGCTCGATCTCCTGTTCTACGCAAAAGCGGGCGATGAAGAAATCAAGGTTGAGGCGTTCGGCTGCAAGCTGAATCTCTCCAGCCTCCTGAACATCGACCCTAAAGGGGGCGCGGTATCTACACGCAAATTTAAGTTTGTCGTGACTGACCCGCGTTTTATCAACATCGACGGCATCCCGTATCTGGAAGCGGAAGCCACGGAAAACCTGATCGGTTAAGGCACACCATGCAGGAACATGAAAAAAGCCTCCTTTCACTGCTGTTAATCGGAGCCCTGATTGCTATCGGCAAGGTGCTGTCTGGTGATGACCCCATCACGCTGCGCCATTTTGCGGGGCGCGTGATCCTGGGCAGCTTTGTGTCGGTGATGGCCGGGGCTGCGTTGATTCAAATCCCGAACGCAAATCCCCTGGCGATTCAGGGGCTGGGGGCGGCGCTGGGTATTGCCGGTTATCAGGCAGTTGAATTGTGGTTGCGCCGTCGCGCAGCCGGGAAAAAGGAACGGAGCGAAGCACAATGACACTGAGCGAAAAACAGCAGCTGTTCACCATCATGGTGGCCAATCTGGTGCTGTGGGCTGAAAGCCACGGCTACCGCCTGACGTATGGCGAGGCATACCGCACGCCGGAACAGGCGGCACTGAATGCGAAAAAGGGCAGCGGTATTGCGAACAGCCTGCACACCCAGCGCCTGGCCGTGGACTTTAACCTGTTCATTAACGGGCAGTACCAGGACAAAAGCGAAGCGTATCTGCCGCTGGGTGAATACTGGGAGTCGCTGGGCGGCAGCTGGGGCGGGCGCTTCAAGTCCAACCCGGACGGCAACCATTTCAGCCTGGAACACAACGGGGTGCGCTGATGACAACTGGCCAGTGGTTAATTGTGGTTGCGGTGGCGTTCGTCTGGGGCTGGCTTACCGCTGACTGGCGGCGTGACAGCCTGGAGTTATCGATCACCACGGCGGCAACGGCAGCGGCAAACAAAACCCGCGCCACCACGCAGACCATTGCCAGCGAGTCAGCGCGCAGTCTGGAAAACAAACTGGAGGCGCTGGCCAATGCGCAGCCGCGTGAAATTCGCACCGAAATGGTTAAGCCGGTTTTTACTAACGTGTGCGTGTCTGATGAGTTTGTCAGCATGTTCAACGAAGCCGCAGCCAGAGCCGGGCGTGCCCTATCAGGAAAACCTCAAAACAAAGTGCCCGGAGGAACTGCCGCGCCTTGAGGGAGTCACCGGGGCATTGGTCGCCGGGGCGTTACTTAATTATCAGGATTTATATTCCGTCTGCGCGGCGCGACATAACACGCTCGTAGATGAAATTAACCAGAGAGAAAAAATAAATGAGCGAGAAAATTAAATTAGCTATTGCAGGTGTTGAGCTGGTATTTGAGCCAAACGTGACCGCCTATAACAAGTTCATTAATGATATGTCGATGGATAACAAAGTCGCCCCGGCTGTCAGTTATTTAAAACGTATCGTGGCAACGGAAAGTAAAGCGGCGCTGGAAGACTTTATTACCCGTCCGGGTGTGCCGCTGCAGCTGGTTGCGAAAGTAAATGAAATTTACGCGCCTGAACTGGAAATCGAAGTAAAAAACTAACGGCGCGAGTCCATGCGATTGAATCAAATGGACTCAGCCAGTACGTAATATTACGCCGCCATTACCTCCCCAACGGGGAAGATAATATTGATGATATCGCCGCTGCCGTCTGGCTCGATAACCGCTACTGGGAAAATATGAAAGTAGCGGTGGCTAATGGAATTGGAACCGCGTTTAAAGGCTCATAATGAGACAACTGGATTTTACATTAAGCCTGATCGACAAATTAACGCGCCCGTTAAAACAGGCGCAGACGTCGGTGACGGATTTTGCAGATAAATCAAAGGATGCGTTTAAACGTATTGGCGTGGGCGCGCTGGCCATGTGGGGCGTCGCGCAGACCGTGCGCGGCGCACTGTCCCCGGCTATTGAAATGTTTGATGCGCTTAATGAGGCCTCGGCGCGGGGTATCGACAGTACGGCGCTGGAATCTGTCCGGCGTGATGCGCTGCTGTTCAGCGCCACTTATGGGGCAAGCGCCGTCGAGTTCGTCAACTCCACGGCGCAGATTAACGGGGCGATTGACGGTCTGACGGCGACAGAGCTGCCGAAGATGACCAAAGTGGCCAATACCCTGGCCTTTGCGATGAAAGCCACCTCTCAGGATACCTCTGAGTTTATGGGACAAATGTTCGCCAACTTTAAAAGCGACGCTGACCGCCTGGGCAAGGTGCAGTTTGCCGAGCAGCTGGCAGGCAAAATGACGGTGATGCGCCAGCGGTTCGGCGTGGAAATGGGCGCTATCAAAGACCTGATGGAAGGCGCGCGCGGCGTCGGGAATAACTTCAATATCGGGATCGATGAGCAGCTGGCCGTGTTGGGGCAACTGAGCCGCAGCCTGGGCTCTGAGGCCAGCGGTGCCTATGAGTCGTTTATGAACAGCGCGGTGGATGGCGCTAAAAAGCTGGGGCTATCCTTCCAGGATGCGCAGGGAAATATGCTCTCGATGCCGGACATGCTAATCAAGTTGCAGGGCAAATACGGAAAGAGCCTGGAGGGCAACCTTAAGGCGCAAAAAGAGCTGGATGACGCGTTCGGTGACAGTTCGGCGGTGGTGAAGCAGCTCTACGGCAACATTGATTCGCTGCAGCGCAACATCACTGAGCTGGGCGGTTCCGATGGCCTGAAGCGTACCCAGGAAATGGCCGCGAAGATGGTCAAGCCTTGGGACAGGTTTGTGGCCATCCTGAGCGCTGCGCAGACCGTTATTGGCCTGACGCTGCTGCCCGTGCTGTATCCGCTGCTGAATAAGCTGGCCGATATGGGCGCCACCTTTGTGAAATGGATGCAGATGTTCCCGAATATCGCCCGTGTCGTGGGGTATGTGACGCTGGCTGTGTTAAGCATGGCTGCAGCCGGGGCCCTGGCGAATGTTGTTATGGGGGTGTCGTTCTTCGTGATGACCGGGCTGCGCGGTATCTGGACGGCGCTGATGTCGGTGACGAAGCTGTATACCGCCGCAGTCTGGTTGTCCACGAAGGCCGTCGCCGTATGGAATGCCGGGCTGGCCGTTCTGCGCGGTGCCCTGCTTGCCGTACGCATGGCGGCGGTGATGGCCGGGATCGGCATCAACCTGATGAGCTGGCCGGTACTGTTGATCATTGGCGCGATTGCTCTGCTGGTTGCCGGGTGCTGGTTACTGGTTAAGAACTGGGAAGCCATCAAAGCGGCGGTGATGAACACCGCGGCGTTTAAAGTGCTGGCCGAAGCGGTGATCTGGGTGGCCGGAGTGTTCCAGAGTGTCTGGCAGACAATCGCTGATGGCTGGAACAACTTTGTGGCACTGCTTACCGGTTTTTCTCCGCTGGATTCACTGGCGGGAATGGCGAGCGGCATCGTGGGCTTATTCGATAATGTCTGGAAAACCATCAAGTCAACGTTTCTAAATTCATGGAACTGGATTGTAGAAAAGCTGAATAAAATTCCGGGCGTGAATATTTCCCTTTCTGGTGAAAATGGCGAGCAGCCCGTAACGCAAAATACATTATCCACGGGCGGGAAATTAACAGGTATTGATAAAGGCGGTATCAGCAAAACCATAAACAGCAACACTAAATCTGTTACCGACCAGAGCAAGCATTTTGGGACAGTTAATATTTATCCGACGCAATCAATTACGCCGGGGCAGCTGGCTGAATGGGGTGAGTTGCAATGAGTGACCTTTTATATATTGATTTGCTGATTGAGGGTCGGGATTTTGTTCTTAATTCAGGTAATGAACCTGTTCTTTGCAATAACAAACAAAGTATCGGACAGGATATCGTTCATTCAATTCTTGAAAGCGGTCTTGCCACTGAATTAATTGCAGAACGCAGTCCGACATTACGCGGGGATGTATTGACCCGGCTGGAATTACTTATAGAAGACGATGAACGTATTGAGCCGGGCACCGTAGTTATCACAGAAGAAAGCGCAACACGCCTGTGGATCACCGCTGGCACCTGGGATTTTGGTTCGGTATCGGTAAGGACAGAGTTATGACGGCAAAGCCGGATGTTGATTTTAACGAGGTGGTAAAGAAAAGCGGGATGCCTACCACGGCGGAGGAGCTGCGTGCGCAGTTCAACGCCATCGCGGCAGAAGAGGGGATTATTACCAACACCTCCCGTATGTCACCGTTCTGGCGGCTGGTCACTGCGATTGTGACCACGCCTGTACTGTGGCTGAAAGATGTCCTGGTAAGCACGGTGCTGGCAAATATGTTTGTTGCCACGGCATCCGGTCAACTGCTGCGCTTGCTGGCATGGGCGGTAAACGTGACGGCAAAGCCCGCCGTTGCTGCCCAGGGTGTCATTCGCTTTTACAAAACCGATGCCCGCGGCGTGGTGACGGTGAAGGCGGGAACGGTGATCCAGACCGAACGCATCAACGGGGTGGTTTACGAGCTGGCGACGACGACGGATTTCACCATTACTACTGATATGGCCAGCGCACTAATTCCGGTCGTTGCCTCGGCAACGGGTGGCGCCTGGAACCTCGCGCCAGGCTACTACCGTATTTTGCCCGTAGCCGTGGCGGGCATCAGTCGTGTGGTCAATGACGAAGACTGGCTGATCACGCCGGGCGCGGATGAAGAGAGCGATGACGATCTACGCGAGCGGTGCCGCAATCAGTTCAATCTGGTGGGCAATTACCACACTGACGCGGTGTATCGCTCAATGATTGCCAGCGTGGCCGGGTTGAGCATTGACCGCATTTATTTTGAACATGACGCGCCCCGTGGGCCAGGTACGGCAAATGCGTATCTGCTGCTGGATACCGGAGTCACATCGCAACCGTTTATTGACGCAGTGAATGACTACATCACCGGGCAGCGTCATCACGGGCATGGCGATGATATGCAGTGCTTTGCAATGCCGGAAACCCAGCATCAACTGGACGTGACCGTGTATGTGAAAAACCTGACCAATCTGGCGGTGGGGGACAGTACCGCGCTGAAATCCGGCGTCGAAAACCTGATCCGTAGCGCATTCCGGGAAAACAGCGATTTTGACGTAAAGCGTACCTGGCCATTTGATCGGTTCTCTTTTTCGAACCTTGGACAGGAGTTGCATGAAATGTATTCCGTGATTGATTCGCTGGCGTTCTCGCTGACCGATATTGTCAGCGATCTGAATGTGCCGCGTCTGTCCGGGCTGAATGTGGAGCTGGTCGATGCCTGATTTTCTGAAAAAGCTGAACTCACTGGCGCTGCCGTTCTGGATGAATGACGGCGAGCCGAAAAAGCTGCTTTCGTCTGCCCGGCGATTCTGGGCTCGGGTTTATGGCTGGATCACCTGGCCCGTAAACCAGTTTGATCCGCTCACCTGCAATGAGTCTTTACTGAACCTGCTGGCGTGGGACAGGGATATTACCCGCTTCAAAAACGAACCGCTGGCCTTGTTCCGCAAACGTGTGGCGTATGCCTTTGTGAATGCCCGTGATGCCGGGTCGGTGGCAGGGTTTATCGCCATTTTTGAACGCCTGGGTATCGGATATGTGGAGCTGGTCGAGCGCCAGCCCGGTATCGACTGGGACATCATCACGGTGCGGGTTTCTGACAGCCAGCTGGCTGCGAACACGGAGCTGATGATCCAGATAATCCGGCAGTACGGTCGCACCTGTCGCCGTTATCAGTATGAAGTGCTGACAATTTTAAAACTTTTTATCAATGCCGGATGGGATGAGGGAGAGCTGATTTGCTACAGCGCCAGGGAACCCATTTACGGCACTGACAGGGAATACGGGGAATACGTGGCATTCCCTGCGGTATCACAAAACGAAAAGAACGCCGTCTTTGGCGCAAGAATATAGGTGCATATATGAGTCAGACTGTTATCACACAGGCGTTCGAAACGCTCAAAGCGCAGGAAGCAGCCAATGGCGGTATTGTCACGCTGGATGAGTTCGTTTTCGCTAATGTCCCGAACCTGAATATTACCGATCCGATTGACCGAACCGAAGGACTGCCGGAGGCGGCGAAAATCGTTCACCGCCAGGCTGTCAGCAAAACAGGCATGATTAACAGCAATGCCGTTGTTTATTCGGTGGTTCTGGGTGCGGATGTCGGTGACTTTGAATTTAACTGGGTAGGTCTTATCAACAAGGCCAGCGGTGTGGTTGCAATGATTGTTCACGCACCGTTACAGAAGAAAATCAAAACCGCTTCTGGCCAGCAGGGTAATGTGCTTACGCGTTCATTCCTGATGGAATACAACGGCGCTTCACAGCAGACGCAAATCATCACGCCTGCCGATACCTGGCAGATTGATTTCACGGCGCGCCTGAACGGTGTGGATGAGCGTATCCGCCTTGAGAATCTTGATACCTATGGCCAGGCATCTTTCATCAATGACGGATTCCTGGTCTCCGGTACGAGCGGAAATTACCAGGTTAAAAAGGGTGCCGCGTATATCGCCGGGCTGCGCGCTGAGTTGCTGTTTGATCAGGCTCTGGCAACGACTGCCAGGCCTACCAAAATCTGGGTGGATGTGTGCTGGCGTGGCACGCTTACCAGCGCCTGGGCGGCAGCAACCAAAATTACCGTTGCTGATAATCTGGCAGATTACATTAGCGGCGACGAGCAGCATTACGTGTTCCCGATTGCCCAGATTCTGGCGGATGGTTCGGTGCTTGATGTGCGCCGTTCCACACCCGTGACGCAGCTGGTGAAGCAGTCACGGGAAGCCCTGCGCCGTTCCTACGCCGAAGCGGGGTTTAATCTGGTTCCGGGCAGCTTTAAGGCGGGCGGCTCTGTTTATACCGTATCGGATGTGCTATTTGACGAAATGACCGGAAAGGCCTGGTCATGGTGCGGCGCGTTACCGAAAGATGTCGCGCCCGATAGCGCCATTGAAACAACGGGTGGGGAATCGGCTAATACCTGGTTTGATTGCTCACCGAACATCAGCAACAAGCCTGATCCACATGCAGCTGTTGTGCAGGCGATGGTTGATGGCCTGCCCGTCAGGATTTGTGTTGTTGGCGATTCCATTACTAATGGTACGTCAGTGAATACACCTTTCCCGGTTCGCCTGGGTGAAATTCTGCGTGAATGGTACAACAACCCCAACATTGAAGTGATTAAACGGGGCTATTCCGGTCATGATACCGGCCAGGTACTGACTGAGCATCTGCCGGAAATTATTGCCGATAACGCCGATTTATATCTGGTTGCTCTGGGGGTGAATGATGCCAGGAATGACAGGGGCATTTCCGTTGATCAGTACGAGCAGCGACTGAGGACTATTTATAGCAGACTGTCATTTGCGGCGGTGTCGTTCTGCTCCCTGACTGATGTCGTGGGGTTGAAGGCCAGTGATATTACTAACCCCTACGCCATCAATGCGTATCGCAGCAGAATGAAGCATATCGCGCAGACCTGCGGGGCGCGATACATCGACACCTATTCTATTATGCAGCGCTACATGTTTAATCGTGGTGATGCCCGTGGACGCTTGAGCAGGGACAGGCTGCACTGGAATCAGGCCGGTTATGACCTGATTGCAGAATGTATTTTTATGGGTGGGTTCGCCGGGGTAAATCTGGAGGTAGAACCGGATCAGTTTATTGATAACACCACGGCCGCATACCGGGGCGTGAATAATGTACTTAACACGCTGAATTGCCCTTATTCGGTTTTTGTGAAAACGCCGGAAGCCTCTGTCTCGAAGTTGTTTGTTTTTAATTCATCCCGTAAGCCGTCCTATTTGTTGGCGCACTTTACCAGTCATTTAAGTGAGGATGGTGTTATTAACGGACAGGTGACTGTTAAAAATTCCGTCGAGCCAACGGCCAGAACGTATAACCTTGATATTGCCAATGCGCCGGGAGTTACAACAAGCTACATCAGTGAATTGCCTGTATCGGTTTGCGATCTTGCGCCTGGACTTAACATCATTACGTTTACCACGCCAGCGGATAAAGTTTGCCGGGTTGTTGGTTTTACTGTTAAGGAATATGCAGGCAGCTATAACAATGCCATGCGCGAAAAAGCAAAAATTGGCAATAAAATCTACGAAGGATTTATTGCGCAGGACGGTAATTACCGTAATGACAAGTTTATTAATGAGCTTCCTTTTGAAAGGATGGGCAGCAATCAGTCAAACGGCGTCGATGACACGGTTGATTATCCGGTGCCATACAGTTTCTGCACATTAGCGCCCCGTGCTTACGGAGAAACACGGTTCAGAATCAGGGGGTGTTTCGGTGCGAACAGCAGGCTGCGTATCGGGTATCAGATCCAGAGTTCTGACGCAGACGGGGGATGGAGTGCAAATTATGTCCCTATGTTCACGATGGATTTCTGGGCAACCACAACGTACATGGTTCTGACTGCGTTCACGGGTTCACGCATTACGGCAGGAAGTGTGGCTAATCCGCGTGGCGATCAGTGCATTGATATTATTACCAGTGAAGCGGGTACACAGTTTTATGTGAACGGGAATTTGCTGTGGTCTATGGCGGTGAAATTACCGGAATGCGATCTGTTTATTTCAAGCAGCCATAACTCGCTGGCTGAGGGTGTTGTTATTGAGTCTGTTGCTGAAATTGGAACCGGCGTTGTGCCTAATACATTTGTACCGGGCGAAAAATGGTTCAGTCATATGGATGGCAAAATGCATATTGTTGATAAATCCGGTCTGCATAAAACGAATCAATATGCCTGATAGCTTTATCTGATAACGAATTAAAACATCTGGAGTAAATAAATATGGCAATGGATTTCTCACCGTTAGGTCATGCGGTGGCGGCAGTCATTTTGCAATGTACTGTCGGGATTATATTTCACGAGTGGATTATGGGTGGCGCTCTGGGCGGGCTGTGGTTTATTGCCCGTGAACAAACTCAGGCGGAATACCGCTGGATTGCTGCCTATGGTGCCGGGAAAAGGGTAAATATGCCGTGGTGGGGTGGGTTTGATTATCGCGTGTGGAATATTGCCAGTCTGCTGGACTGTTTTATTCCCGTGCTGGCATGCGCCATCGTCATTCTGATCGCGCGCTGATAATGTCCGGTTGAGGGAAATGCCAATGTGGAAGCAGTGTACGGTAATGCCAGGGAAAATAGAGTCAGCGCAGATGTCGATAACTGCCGCGCACCCGTGGGTATACGGGCTGGGGCAGCAGACAGCAAACGGCGTTTATCTCAGCCCGGTTAACGCTGTGGGCTGGCTAGCTGAAAAGCTGGTCAGCCTGACGGATAGTGCCGATGTGGTGATTTTCATGGTGGCCGGGCAGTCGCACGATGATTTTATGGCAAATCTCGAACCACTGACGTCAGTATTTCCCGCCCCGGCATTTACCCAGGTGTCCCGGCTGGCGCGTTCGGCGGCGGAGCTGGCAGCGGTCAAGATGCAGATACCCGCGAAAGTGGCCAACACTCTGCCGGATCCTGTGCCGCTTTCGGTGCCGACGACGCGAGCCATGAGCAGCGCGGCGGCGGTGGCCAGCGCTGCTGCGCCGGATTCGCTGAGCCTTTCCGGTCTGAAAGTCAGCCTGGCAAATTTCACCGCGCTGCGTGCCGGGGTGCTGTCCGGTATTGCGGATGCCGCAGAGGAGCTGGCGGGTAAAAGTGCCAGCGCCTGGGTGTTTAAGGCAAGCGGCGTCGGTATGACCCTGGCGGAAGAGTTGCTAAAGAACATTCCGGCCGTGTCGTCGGTTTACACTGCCGCCATCATGCTGGTCGGTTCCGATCTCAGCCACATCAGGGAGATGATTCATGACAGCGATCACACTGGCGCTTAACGGCGAAGCCATCCGGCTTAAAAACATGCGCGTTACCCTTTCCCAGCAGTTCCCGGATAAAGACCAGTCGGGCGGCACATCCTCGACAGCCAAATCCGAAGAGGGGGCAAAGGGGAAAGAGCTGCGCGTGTCAGGTGAAATTCCGTTCAAGGATATCGACATTCTTGCGCGCCTGTTTCAGCTGGCCAATGCCACCGGAACGGGCGGGGCGCGTACCGTTTACCGGGTGGCGAATAACGTTGCCCGCGCAGTGAACCTGCGTGAGGCGTCCTTTTCCGGGACGATTGACGCGCCGCAGCAGGAAGGGCGTATGTCCTGGCTGGTGACGTTTACGTTGAAAGAATTTCTCAGTGTGGCGGAAAAGAAAGAAGCGGCCGCTACCTCCCGTGCAACCAGTAAGGTGCAGGGCGGTGGCGGCTCTGGCTCAGGGGCTGCGGGGGCGGCAGAGTCAGACGAAAAAATGACGTGGTTTGAGCGCAAGGTGCTGAAACCCGTAAACGATGCCCTGGAGTGATAAGTGAAACCAGTAAAACGCCTGTATTTATCCACTGATGAAACCCATATGGCTGATGTGAATCTGGTGCTGGAGCTGAACAGCTGCGGGCGGGGATTCATTACCGCCCAGACCGATCAGGACTACACCGGGAAAATGGTGCGCCTTGATGTGGGGTATACCGGGGATCTGCTGCGCTGGTTTACCGGGTACGTTGAACGTTCCCAGCCAGCGGATAAGGGATTTGTGCGCCTGTTCGTGCGGGAGCTGGCGGGCGTTTTTGAACGTGCGTGGCCATGCTCCTTTCAGCACCCAACCCTGCGGGATGTCGCGGCCTGGCTGACTGAACACAGCGGTATCACCGTGACGGTGCCAGATGTCAGCTACAGCAGCGCGCCGATCCCGCATTTCACCCATTCCGGCACGGGTTATCAGCTGCTGAGTAATTTGGGTAACGCGTTCGGTATTGCCGATTACGTCTGGTATCAGCTGCCGGACGGGTCGATGTATGCGGGTGGGGCTGAGGCGGCACTTTTCGCCGGGCGTCCGGTTGAAATTCCGCACGAGTTCAGCCAGGGCGCGGCGGGAGGTAATACGATGACACTGCCGCTGATCCAGTCCCTGCGCCCCGGCGTGGAGGTGAACGGCGAGCGTCTTACGCGGGTTGCGCTGACGAATGACACCATGACGATCACCTGGACGCCGCGCAACAAAGCGACGGGCAAGCCATTGCAAAAAACGCCGATGCAGCGCCAGATTGAAAGCCATTACCCGGAGCTGGCCAGCGGTCTGCATGTGCCAAAGATGGCGCGGGTGGTCGCTGCCAGCGAACCGGTTTCCAGCGGAAATTTTGCTGATCCCTACCGCCCGCGTTATGCAGTGGATGTGCAGCTGCTTGACGCAGACGGCAACCCGGACAGCACAACCCCGGTTTACTCTGCCGTGCCGCTGCCGGTTCCGATGGCCGGTAATGATTCGGGCATGTTTCAGTTCCCGCCAGCAGGCACGCTGGTAGAAGTGGGATTTACGGGCGGGCGCCCGGATAAGCCGTTTGTGCGCCAGACCATGCCAGAAGGGACAAGCCTGCCGGATGTGAAACCGGGTGAGCAACTGCAACAACAGCGTGATGGTGTATCGCAACGCGTCACCCAGGGCGGCGACTGGGAGCGCCAGACCGATCAGGCTATCCGTGAAACATCGATGGCGCGTACCGTCACCGCCGATACGGAAACCCGCGAACTGGTGACGCGGGAAGCGACCATTAAGGCCACTGATAAAACAACGGTGATCGGCACGGCCACGCTGATGGCCGGAGTGATCCAGCGTATCACCACGGGCGATTATGCAATGGCTGCAGGCGGGAACTATCTGGCCAGCATCAAAGGCGATGCCGAAATGGATGTTGAAGGCCGGCAGTCCAGCAAGGTGGCCGGGAATATTGATATTGAGTCGGGCGGTGCGCTGACAGAGAAGATTGCAGCCCTGCGTAAAAGCGTGGCAGCGGGTCAGCAGATTATTGGCGATACGGTGCATATCGGCACCGGGAGCACCAACACCCTGACCATGCTGCTGGATACCATCGATCTGCTGGCAGAACTGGCGCAGCAATGCGCCGGGCATACGCATCCAGGAACAGGCGCGCCAACCCAGGCGAGCGCCTTTACGGAAACGGCCAGCAAGGCAGGTGTAACGCGAGGGAAGTACGAAAAGATAATTGCCTGAATAAATGCACCTTTTGCCCGCCATCGCGCGGGCTTTTTTATGCCCTCTCACCAGACGCACCAGAAAGCGCCCTGAGCGCATCAGCAGACAACCCACTCGCACGGAACACCCAGAAACGATCATACGCACACAGCAGGGCTGGCGCGGCGGCGTCGCCACAAAATAAACGTGTCGCAGACAAAAACGGCACTACACCGCACCCGCCTGCGGTTTTTGGATCGTAGAAATTTTTCAGTTTTATTTTCCTACAAACAAGACCGCCAGAGCGCGTCACGGCTGGCGGCTTTACAGAAAACCAGAACTGAAAACATTGAAAAGAATTTCATTTTTTTTCAGTAAAAAGGATCTGCGGAGGATCGGTTAAATTTTATAAATATCAGAAAAATAAGAAGAAAATAAAATTTACGTGGCTTTGGGTAGATCGTTTGGGTGATACGCGCAGGAGTGACAATTACAGGCGGGGCCAGAGCTAGTGCGGCTTACAGGGTTGCAGGTTAAAAACAGAGAACTGAAAAATCCGCTTTGGAATATACTGTGAAAATATACAGCATTAAAGGATGGCACATGCGGTACTTATCCATTAACGGGGCGGTTTTCATTTTCCTGCAACGGGGTGAAAAGCTGAAAGAAAACGAAGGGCTACCGCTGAACGGTTTTCCTGATCATCGCTATGTTTTATGGCCGCGCGGTGATTATTGGGATGTTCGGGAGAAAGTGTTTCGGTTCGGTGGAATGAGCTGGGAGCCTATTGCAAGTGAACCTTTTCCCAATGAGGATACAGCCTGGCAGGCTGCTTATAAGCAGTGGATGAATAAATGTGTTCATCGTTATCAAGATTTTTAGATATAAACTTTTGTATCATAAATGGAATTACATCTGTAAAGGACTTCTTGTGGAAACGATAGAAACTAAATTATTTGGAAGATTAAATGCACCTAGTAGTTTAGGGGAACTGCTTGAAATTACAGAAAGACATGCTGCTATACGGATGAATGTTTATATGTGGAGAGGCCAGGGAAACGTTGATTGGCCAATTCATAGCGCGGCATACAGGCGGTTGAAAGTTACTCACCGTAGCGTCACAGAGAACAGGATGAGAAACTACGAACTTGAGCTATTAAGAAAAGCTCGGCATAAGGGCTATGGTTATGAAGATGGAAGACGTTTAGCTGATTTTGAGGTGCTTGCAAAGTTACAGCATCATGGTGCAGCCACACGTCTAATAGATTTCTCAAGGAATATGTTGGTTTCATTATGGTTTGCTTGCCATTCTGAAAGAGGTAAAACAGGGCTTTTATTTGGAATTCATTCAGATTCTTTAATTGGTCAGGAGGGGGAAGCGGAAGAGCGTAGTTATGATGAGATATTTGAAAAAGGAATAAGTAAAGGTGGAGCTACCACATGGGAACCCCCTGCGGTGACAAAAAGAATTGCAGCACAAAGTGCGCAATTTATGTATAGCGCCGTAAGGGATGACCCGATGGGAAGTCTCGATTTTGATCGTGATGCAGATGCCTATCTTCCAATTGCTATCACAGCAGGTATGAAAGAAGCTTTTTTAGCCCTTCTTGAAGGGACTTTTGATGTTCGCCAACTAACTTTATTCCCCGATCTTGATGGTTTTTGCCATGCCAATACTGAAAAGAATGGGCGTTGGGATAATGAAAGATGGTAA